ATTAGTTAAACGACTTTCTGAACATTTTGTCCGTGAATGTGTAATTCATGGCTTCCCAAAACTTTTGTAGATCGCTATGCACCTTGCAGGAAACGTAAATTTCCCCAACTTCCTTTTCTTTTAGGCGTTCCTCTATAAAGTGAACGAAGCGAAATCCGATGTTCCCCTTGCGATATTCCTTATCGATGAAATACATATCCGTAGAAGCCATGAGACCATTGTCCTTGTAGTGCAGATGAGGAAGGATTGCAGCTATGTAATAGCCGAACATATGGCCCTCATCTCTCGCTGTCACAATCAGCAGAATCCCCGCAGTTTCAGCGGCTAAATACTTCTCGACATAAAGAGCCTGCTTATATTTCCCCTTGTTCAACGTCAGTTCTTCGTAATGCTTCGGGAAAAGAGGTTCCGCGTCCCGATGAAAGTCTGCGAATTTCTCTGTTTGAAATGTAATCATCCGATTGCCGCCAAGAGATCGCCAACCGTGTTTGCGTTTGTAGCTTTATCTAGTGAAACCGGGCCGATTTCATACTTAATGTCCTGAATCAATGCAATAAAGTCCAAAGAGTCAATTCCCAGATTCTCGATAAGAGTGGTTTCCGTTACCGGAACGCCCGTCTCCCGTTCTATCAGTGCAATTAGTTTTTCTCTCATGGTGTCGAATCATTCTTGATGATTCCCATAGTCGCCAATTGCGATAGCAAACTGTCTAGTGCTGCTCCCGATGCCCTGCTGCCCGTCACGCTAAATGGAACGCCATTAAATTTGTTCGTGATAGCCAGAAACCATTCAATCCAGGGACGCGAGAAAATGTTTGGCGCGCCCTGTTGCGGAAACTCGGTAATGATCGGAGGCGGTGGAAATTGGGCCATGCTATCTCCTTCTCCGAACCACAACTCCACCCGGCGAGGACACGAATTGATAAGCGCCCATGTCCCAAGCTGCCGAAGTGGGCCTGGTCAATCCTGCTTTATCTAAATCAAGCGGCGCGATTCCCAGCGAGTGTAGGTTGGTTGCCGCTGAAATAACCGGACTGCCCGAATTTGGCAAATAGACAATTGTCAGGTTAGGATTTGTGGTGATCGATGTTGAATCCATGCTGTGAGCAGATTTCCACGTTGCGAAGGTTGCACCGCTCCAGCCCGCACCACCGATATTGTAATAATCATTATTATTGCCGCTTACGGTTCCACCATCGAAAAGCGTGGCCTCATTGCAATTTTCTATGATGTTGTTGCTGAATGTATTGGTTCCGCCGCCGAATTCTATGCCTAGAGAACTGCTATCCGCGCCCAAGCAATTCACTGTGTTGTTATATTCAAATCCATTTGTGCCGCTCTGCGGGTAAATGGCTCCATCGCCAGGATGTCCGCCCGACATAACGATTAAATTGTTGAACACATCAGCGGTGTTGGGGCCTGTGCCGCCCGTTACGTGCGCTTCCCAAAAAATGGATGCGGTAAAGTTGGCAGTGCCGCCTACGACGCAAAACACGCCATGAATATAATTGTTGTAAATGTACGCGGGTCCCGTAATGCCTGTGGTGCTCTGTGAATAGGTGTGGATTCCTTCGAGGTGATAATAATCCCCCGGTCCTGTACACCAGCTAATGCCGCTCCCCGGAGATGGCCCCGATCCAGTGGTTATGTCGTTGTCATGGATCAAATAGCCGACGCCGTTGGATGCGCTGCCATCACCTTGCGCTATTTCTGCGCCGCGCGCCACACCTATACCCACCGTGTTGTGATCTACTTCGTTCGGAACGGTGACGGTAACTCCGTTTCCTTCCTGAATGTTGACGCACTCATAGAGCGTGGTGCATGTATTGTTGTGAAAGTGAATTCCTGATGCACCGTAAGCATAGACCCCGCGGCCATTGTCTCCCGCATTGGTACAGCAGTTATAGACATAGAGATTCTGAAATGTGATGTTCTTGACTTCGATGTTGCTGGCCGGTTCCATGTCTATTCCATGAGAATCGACATGATTCGCTAAGCTGGTTCCGTTGGTTGTGGATTCAATTATTCCGTTAGTCCCGCCGTCAATCACAAACCATTGCAAACCGCTGAGAGCAATTCCACCTGAGTTCGGGATCGCGCCCATTGAAATTTTGGAGCTATTCTCAAAAAAGATTGTTATTTTTGAGCCACTTGTGCCGCTCGCTCCCGGAGTGATCGCAGAAGTGATCGTTCCGCAGAGGTGATAAGTATTGCCAGAGGTCCAAGTCATTCCCGCAACGGTGCGCGCGTTGGCGCAATTCGCTCCAGTTGCCCCACCGGCAGCCGCCTGCGCCATGTAAATGTCAGTTGCGCGGGCCAGGGATGGAATCGCTAGTAAAGTGATCAGTATTAGGATTCGCTTCATCAGAACGTGCCCGAGACTACCCAATCGGTCTGCATTGTTGTTCCATCGGCAACGAATGTGAATTTAATATAGTCACCATTGGTGAGCGATACATTGGCGCTTTGCGCTCCCGATGCATAGGAATTAGAGCAAGTAATTGCGCCGGTCAGTAGTGCGCCGAGCGTATTTGCCGAGGCATTCATGGTGCTGCTGCCGTTATTGTCCGAGAAGCATTTCACTCCGGTAATCGTTACCGTAACCCCTGAAATGTTCCTGCAAGTTGTCTGGAGATAGGTCCCGGACGGAATAGCATTTAAGCCATCGCCCAAGCCCTTGCCGTCACAGGAAAGCCACTGGCTGTATTGAGTGGCCATTTGTGTCGCCGTGACCGTATGCGAAGTCATGTCCGCGCCGACTACCGCTCCGAAAGAAGGCGCACCTGCCGCGTTTCCATGGAGGACTGTGGTTGTTGTTCCGAGGCTTCCTAATGGCTTAGTGTCAGGGTATGTGTTGCCAAGAACGATCTGGTTCACTGGCAATGATGTGCCCGACGCAGTTAATGTTCCGGAACCAGTTGGAGCTACCCAAGTACCATCCCCACGCCAGAATGTAGAGGAAGATGCCGCTGTACCGCTGTTAAGATTGGAGACGGGTAGATTACCAGATACGTCAGAAGCTAAAGCTACTGCACTGCTCGTAACCGTTTGCGTTGATCCTGCGAAGTGCGCAAGGCCCGCCCCAGGAGAAGAAGCCACAACACAAGTAGCACAGGTAATCGTTCCACCTGTTGTAATTGTGCCTCCGGCCAGCGGGGCAGTTGTGGCGACGCTTGTGACCGTTCCGCTTCCGCCCGCCGCAATTGTCGCGGGAGAACCTGATCCGTTACACAATGTCAAAACATTAGAAGTGGAATCGAGCCACAGCCAGGCGCTGCTTGATGCGCAGGTAGGAGCCGCAACAGGGGTAAAACGCAACTGCGTGCCAGCAAGGTTTAGGAAGCCGCCCTTGACGGAGACTTTGCTACCCGCGGGTGGGGAGGCATCGCCAATTCCGAGAGGTGTGGGAAATGGGTTACAAAGTAAACAAATAGAATCCGAATTTATCGCCGTGATAGAAGCAATTCCAGTTGCATCATTGATGGTGCCCGCGCTAGACCCGGACGTGGAGGTGAATGTATACGTCCAGAATGGAAAGGCGTTCGGCGCATTGGTGTTGATGTACGCAGCCTCGGTGCCTGGTCCTGCTGTGGTGAAGTATAGGCGAACCTGACTGTATCCGTAGAATCCCTGCGTTTGCTCAAAGGTCAAGGCAATACTGCTGCTGGCCCCAACCGCCTGGCACTGTTCAGGAGAAGCAAACGTGGTAGCCCCGGAAATATAATCAACGCCCACAACAAACATGCAATAGGTACCCGCAGTAAGACTCCCGGAACTCGTGCCTGTTACGGCGAAGTTGTCGGGTGTAGCCAGTGCATAGTTAAACAGCGCATTCGTGGATGCGCCTTGTAACTGGGTCCGCAGATACATCGGGATTCCCGAAGAATTACCGATACTTCCAGAGGCAGAGTTTCCGCCTGTGGGAATCACTTGCGTGGCGCCCACGCTTGAAGCGGTCACAACAGGTGCTCCAGCACAAGCCGGTAAATTGGGATATTCTGCGTCGGGGCCGCAAGTGACCGTCTTATTTGGCCCGCCGCTAGTGCTAAAAGCCAGGAGTGTGTTTATCGTGTTGCTATCGAAACTGTGAATGACCGAGGAAGTGCCCGCATCCGCGAAATTTCCGTTGATGGTTACGCCGTACAACTTAAAATCTCCACCAGCTACGAGGCGATTATCAAAATCCACCATTGCCGCGCCGTTCATAGTGGATTCAGACAGCCAATTGGTGATAGCTATGGTCTGTTCTCCCGTCGGAGAATTAGCCACGCCTGGGCCCTCGAACAGAATGTTCCCAAAGGAAGACTTTAGGTTGTTGATGGTTATGCAGCAGTCTTCGTTAAACGAATACGGCCACACGTTAAAGTTGATGATGTGGTTTCCTTGGCCGGATGCGGAAATATTGAAATTCTCCAGATCCATGCCCAACGTATTGCCGCCAATCGCCAACGGTGCAGGGGTTTTCGGACCATTACCCGCATACTGGGAAGCGAGCAGCATTTGGGACATATGAATCCCAGCGCCTTCAATCCACATTGTGTAACCGTGGGATTGTATGGCGAAGCCGTTCATATTTATTACGTTACCCTTGACTACAACCCCGAAAGGAAGATGCTGCCCGATTATGATCGGGCAAGCGTGGAAGTCTTGAAATGTTCCGCCCAAACCCGTCCCGGTCCCGTTACATTGGATCGACCAATTGCCCCCGATGAACCAGGGCTGCGTTTGGAATCTCATTCCTCCGGAGATTTCCAGTTTGATCGGGCGAGTATAGGTGTTTAGATAGGTTTTTAACGGACCCTGAAACGCGTACGCCCCCGCTGGAATGATGCATCCCGCGCCTCCTGAAAAGTCAATGGGGCCTATGCTTCCGTCGACATCGTGATAGGAGGCATCCAGGCAGGCATTTAACGCCAAGCTATCGTCCCAATAGACATTCGTTACGGTAGCTGCTGTGGATGCGGAATTCGCTAACGTTAGCGTGGTGGTAGTGGCTCCTGAAGTAATGGTGGTGAACAAGCCTTGCGGGCCTGCACTGACCGGAGGCGTGGTCTGCGGAAGAAAAGGAGGGCAGAGGAAACCGGAAGCCTGGTAATCTTTGTCGACAAAAGCATTGGTTACTGTCGCGCCGATGCAGGCCCAGGTGCTGGTAGCAACGCCTGTAGCCACCCAGGTATCGAGCGAAGCTCCAGTTCCGTTTCCCTGAACACCAAATCCCGGTTGCCCAACGGTGTAAGTAGAATCAGTGATCGACAAGCCGGAAATGGTCGAACCATTTTTCAAACAAGAAATAGTAGTGCCAACCGCCGAGGCTCTCAGTGTATCGCCAGAGGTAAGCGAAGCCGTGCCGGTTGCTAGAACTACATTATTGACATCAACGATATACACTGCTCCAGCCGTGGGTACGTATTGACAGCCATAACCGTGAAAAATGGACGACATGCGAACCGCTGGTATGATGGCATCGTCAGCTCCTCCGGTCGTTCCTGTATACGTAACTTGTGAGGTCTGATCGGGACCGAATCGATCTGCATTCCATTTTGCCAATTCAAGAGCGGGGGGAGTGCTGGTGCCGACAATCTGATTTCCCGTAATTGGGACAGGTGGAGAATTGGTTAACCAGTTCGAGCCCAGTGCACCATTGGCGCGATTAAAAAGGTCGGTTTTATTCAGCGTCCCGATAGGTATATTTCGATAGATCGCGCTCCACGGAGCTTTGATGGCGTCGAACTGAAGCACATTGAAATTGGTGTCATCTATAATGCTGTTTCCGTTTGTAATGGCGATATTGGCTGACGCCGCGGAGTATCCCTCACTAGCGTCAATCGAAACAACCTTGTAGTTATATGTAGTCGTTCCAGTTGCGCCGGCCGGATAGCCGAACAAGCTGGTGACGGTGCAGCCTGTGGTGCTGGTAGCGGCCCCTGCCATGTAGACTTGGGCAGTAACAGTAGGATAGTTCGGCCCGGAGGGAAAAATTCCGTTGAAGGAAGTATCCACGCAGCCAGTAACCGAAAGTCCAAACGTGGCGTTAGCGACGCCAACTGCATCGAAATTGCAGTTTGAGCCGCAAGTGAATGTTGCATACGTGCCATCACGACTAGCCGTTGCTGCTCCGCCCGCGTGTGGCGGAAGTACGCTGGAAATAGGCCCCGCGCCCATGACGGCGATTCCGCAGCCGTTATATGGAAAGTAAATTCCGGCAACAGTCAGTACATTAGATCCACTGCTGATCGTTCCCGTGGTGGCCGGATCGACCTGATATCCATTGGGCGTGGAACATCCCCCCGCGGGCATGTACGACGTGAAATCCCGGTAAGGGACTGGGCCTCGGAAACGGTTCGAAGAGGTGAAAGTGTTATCTGTGTTGAGCGCTGCACCGCCACCACCACCACCGCCACCGCTGCCCCCCAAGGATACCCATGCAGTACCCGTGCTGGTGCATAGAGCCCGGGTTGTACCTCCTCCAGCTGTGCAATCGGAGGCGCTTGTACCATCCGTAACTATAACGATTAGACCAGGGAAACTGCTCGCTGCCGGCAGGGTACTCACTGTGTAGTTTACCAACTTGGTCGAAACATTCCCTTTGAATGTATTGTTTCCGGTAAATGTGTTGTCAGTGTCCTGTGCGGGAAACGTGTGCGTCTGCGCATGAGCGACCGCGGCACACAGAAACATCAAAAATAGCAGTCGCTTCATTATGAAACCTTCCTGTATTGGCTGACTATTCGTTCGCTGGAAGTAAATCCGGGGGATGCTAGCAAATCAGCCTCCAATATCCGCCAGGGAATAGGGTCACTCATGGAAAGCTCATAGACGCGATCCCTGGAACGTCCCAAGCGCCGCCATTCGCACCTTGTTTTGAATTTTCCAGACTGGCCCGCGCCAACCGGGTATTCATTGCTCCATGTGTGACCACCGTCGTCGGACCATCGCAGGTTAATCATTGGGTCACGGTTGACTGGTAGCGATATATCGGTTTCCAGCAGCCCACTGCCGACAAATAGAGCGTTCTGCAGGAAGGATGGAGTAGTAGCCATCGGAAACGAGAGCGGGTACTGATTGCCGTACGGGACCAGCGTAGTGGTCAACTTGCCATAATCGGGCGAAAGTGGATTGCCATTGATTCCCAGCAGCCAGCTTTCCCCATAAACCTCGTTCCCTGGATCTTTCACCACAACATCGTTAATAACCAGGGTAGAAGCTGGTCCGGTAGCGCCCGCAGTAGTCACAATCAGGCCGGCATCATCAATAGTCAGGGTCCAGAGATTTCCTTCCGAGTCCGCTAGAAATAGCTGGGATGGTGAGGTCGACGGACCAATCAATGGCGGTTGCGGGCCGAGGCCGGTTTCCATGTCTACTTGCAGTCCGTGGTGGAAAATCCACTCGTTTTCACTCGATACGTGCGGTGCGCGCCTAACCCGGCGAATAGGGTTCTCCCCGTCCGTGTACAGGTTGATACTCATCTCGTAGATCGTCCCGCTAGCCCAATCGCCTACCAAATGCTTGCCGAAGGCAAAGACGTGGTTTTGACTGTGATGGGCGGTGTAAATGCCGTTAATTTTGTTCCAGTATCCGCGCTCATGCCATTGGCCTGTGGCGACGTCATACACCCATGTCTTGCTCGCACTCGGGAAGTAAAGCACCCAGAAGGAATGCCCCTGGTCCTGATAGCTGTACCCAATGGCGTCATCAATCCGGGAATAGCCCTGCCACGCAAACTCAATAGCGTGGGTACTGATTCGGGTAGGGGTGTAGCCATTGGCTCGCCATGCGATCCCAGATCCGCGGGAGTCGCCACCTAGCCATAAAACGCTGTTATCGAGTTGCACAGCACTGTTTTTGGCGATAATTCCCTGCTCAATGAATCCACCAGGTATCAAATCGAACGGAAACGGGAAGTTTCCTGAATCGTAATAGATCACCGTCTTTTCGTTGCCAAAAAGCCACACATTGCGATGGTCAACCAGAATCGTTAGAACGGTGCCCACAAACACGCTAATTGTGGCGGTTGAGAGCGGATTCCACGTAGTTGCATCCTCGAGGTTAGAGGCTTGGAACGTCTCAGAATTGTTCAGGACAGCCAAAAAGAAGCCATCGCAGAAAGCTACTTGATTCACTCCACCAGTTGATGAAATAATCACAGGATTCAGCGTGTCAGCAATCAAATCGAACACATAGGCGGTTCCGGCGCTGGCGATCAAGATTTGCTTTGGACCAGCAGCCATTGATACAGGAGAACCGTCGTTAACCACGGTCCCATAGTCTGTTTTAGTGCGGTTGGCGAACACTTCGGAGAATATTGCACCGCCCACAACGAACATTCGCCCATTGGAATATATTTGGCCGCGTACAGGCGTATCTGAGAGCGTCAGAAATGGCAATGTGCCTGGTGTGGGATAAAGGGCTGATGCTACTTTACCCGCGCCGCTTTCATCAGATTCAGCGTACAAGTTCATGGTCATTTGGTCATCGGCATTACACGATTGCGATGTGTAAGAACCGCCAACCAATCCTAGGCGACTCATGTTAAAATGCGCCGATCATGATCTCTCTAAGGCGCGGATACGGGGGAAGCAGCGGACACCCGTTCAAGGACTTTCTGACAGCATTGTTTTTCGCATTGGCCATCTCAGGAATCGTTATCGGCATCATTTGCTGGGCGGAACGATGAATTATCATGGTATCTAGACGGGGATTTCTATTCGGTGCATCTGCTTTGGCCGCCGCCACTCTAGCTGATGAAATCATTCCGTTTGGGAGAGTGTGGTTCTTCCCGCAGAAGATTCGGCTAGCAAATCTGGCCGAGGTGGAAGAAATAGCTACATGGAAGGACACCTTCAGTATTGTTTCTAATGATCTGCCACACCCTCTTAATGTTTCGTTGATTACTTTAGAATCACTAAAAATTCTCCAAGAGGAGTTGGTATTTACGCCAGAACAAATAGACAGTGCTGAATGGGAAGCAGAGAGGACTTTCAACCTCGCCTCCCCACCGGCGTATCGCTGAAGTAGTTGTATCTGCCCCCATAGCCAAACAGAGCAGGATCGCTGTTTGTTTGCACCACTGGAATGTTGATCGAGCGAATCCTAGCCAGCGATGAAATAGCCAATTCTCCAGTTACTTGCCCCATAATCTGATTGTAGTTTCCAGGCATTTCAGCGATTAACCGCATAGCCAAGTTGTATCGCAGCGCTTCCCTGTACCCGGGCGGGAAAGTGATGTCTGTCACCAGATCAGGAAACGCCGTTAGGGCTGTCCAGCCGTAAATAACCGTCTTCACAACAGCAGTCGGAATGGGCCAGAAACTCAGATTGTTGTAGGGAGAATTTCCATCCGCATATACGCCTTGTGGCAGCGTCGTGGTGATGTTCTTAACTGGAATATCCTGCCAATCCCGGTCGGTGTATACATCAATGTCGAGTTCGAGCGGTTGAGCTGGATTGGTTAGGCTAACTATGCTTACTCGGTCAATCTTCGCCGGCCGCGGAGCGTTGAAGTTGCCCCCAACGCCCATCGAATAAGTCTGCTGGCCTGGGACTAGGGTAAATGTACCTATGGTTATGGTGAAGATAGCTAGACGGTCCGCGGACCAGCTATCCAGCAGATCATTCAGTACAAGCAGCGCATCGGAAGATTCAGCCGATGTGGGTGTTTCTCCGCTAGCCAAGGCCCCAATCAGCCTCATCGAGCTTGAAATCAAGTCTAGAGCTGTCATGGGGCCTTTCTAGATTGTTACGATTTCGGAACTAGAGTTGACCGCGCTTTGTCCGCGCATCAGCCGCCCGCGCTTCCTCAGCAGCTTCGGCCCTATCGTCCCCTGTAGCGATAACTCTTGCATCGGCCCTGTCCCTGGCTTCAGCATCAGCTCTGGCTTTTGCGTCGGACCTATTCCTAGATTCCTGTGCCGCAACTTCTTCAGCCGTGGACGTATGCCCCAGCGGATTGAATGTAGATCGTTCCCCGCCGCGCTCTGCGGGAGTCAGCTTGCGACCCGCTTCCGCATCCAACGGATGTTCGAACCAGCCCTTGCCAAGCGCTTTCTCGGCGCCTGGATCGTTCACCACAACTGCTGCCTTGCCTTTTGCATAGCGTGCTGCTGGAAATCCGGCCATTTATCCCTCCTTCAGCTGAAAGTGATCGTTCCGACCGTTCCGAGTGAGTACCAAAATCCGTTGTAGGCCCGCAGAAACAAACCTTGTCCTAAATAGCCCGTTGTCCATGTGGCAATTGTCTTAGCCGTGGCTGCTCCGGTTGCAAAATTGGCGCTGGGAAGCGTCAAGGTATGGACATAGGCCCCCGCGGACTGAAAGTAGATTGTTAGACCGTCATCTAGGCCGACCGTGGGTACTCCCAAGGTCATGGCGTCCAACTGACCTGTGGTAATGATGTAATTGCCGCCAATATGCGGGTTAATTACATCGGCAGTCCCGGTAAGAAACGTGATTGGTCCCTGCGCAGCGTCGCAATCAATAATGTCTTGCGCTGCATCATTGGCAAACGCGCCGTAATGCTTGATTCCTCGTGCCATTGAATCCTCCCAAACTATCCCAACAACTCCGAACAACTCCCAACAATGTCCCAAACTATCCCAACAACTCCGAAACTATCCAAACAATGAAGTTAGAAGGGGAAGATAGCTCATGACTAAACTCCCCCTTCCATCATGTCGAGGCCCCCGTACGGTGACAGGCCACCGTACAGCGGCAGATCGGCACAATCCCTTAGGTGTACACGATGACTACTGCGTTTGTGCCATGCGCGCCGTCGTACAACACATGGTAGGTTAGGTTAGTAACTCGGAGACAGAGGCCAGCACCCTTGGCTGCAGGGAAAGTAGCAATTGTCTTGGCAACTCCCACCTCAAGCACCGCGGTAGCCGCAGTGACCGTATGGGCATAGGCTGTATCACTGAAAATCTCAATGATATTGCCTTCCATCGCCGCGGTAGGCGTGATGAGGGTGCAAGCATCGGCAGCACCCGTTTTGATGACGTAATAGCCGGGGATTGAGGGATCAATCGCATCGGTCGTACCTGACAGAATCAACGCAGGCCGAACAAATGCATTGGTCGTTGATCGGATGGTGCTGGTATTGGCGTAGATTTCCTGATTCTTCTGGAAATCACTGTTCAGACCAATAGAAACCGTTGCCTTGGTCGAGTGTGCCTTGGCCTGCGTTCCATACTGGGCGCGCAAGACTCCAATTGCTGTTCCGCTAACAGAAACCACGCACAAATACTCCTGATCGATGAGTAAGAGCGTGATTCCCGAGCCGGTTTGATTGTTCGGCGCGGTGATGCCTGTAGCGCTGGTTACGTTAATCGTGGTGTCCGAAGAACCCGCTGCCGCCGATAGTGTAGTTGCTGTAATTGCCATTTATTCATTCTCCTTTAATTGGTGATCCTGACGGCTTCTTGAGCGTACAGAGTCGCCCAGCCCCCTAGTAGGTCCATGCGCAGCGGGCAGCGGTCGGTGTTGATGTCGTAATCCCGAATAAGTCGAATGCTCATTTTCAAGTCTTGGTCATCGGCAATGCGATCCGCCATATCGAGGCCACCGTACAGCGGCAAATCGGCACAAACGAAGGTGAAAGCGTCTTCACAGAATGCCAATGCAATGGTTGAGGTGGTGCTAGCCGCGCCGTTGACGTTTACCGTGATGTCATCGGTGATGCCGGCAAGGTCCGCGGTTTGGCCGGTGACGTTCTTGTAAGCCCCACTGATTACTACAGCAGGAGAAATGGTCATGGTGAGGTTGCCGGAACCATCCGAACTGGCTGCGGTGAGCGATACAAACTGCCTCAATTGACCGGTAGATTGTCCGTTTTGAGGATTGGTAGCATAAACACCGGTTGAACCTGATCCAAGCGTGAATACGTCTCCCGCATTGATTCTCTGTGCCGCCGCGGAAGTCCATGCATCGGTAATCAGACTCGAACCACTTTGATTGACTCCGTTGGTCAAAGGTGTTCCGCCTAGGGCTCCAGTAGTGAACTGGCGCACGTTTTGATCCATGACCCAATCAAATCCCAAAGTGTCTAGTTGCATCTGTCCCTTGGCGTACTGCTCGCTGATTTTGCGTTGCGGATTAAGCAGGCCGGTAAGCGCTCCCACCATCGTGGCGTTGATTGCAGGACTAACAACTAAGTGGCGAGCACTCGTTGGAGCAGCCTCTTCACTCAATCGTTGACCAGCAGCCAAAATTACCGCCGTGGAGTTAACCGGAGTTCCGGGTGTGCCCACTTCGTTGTAGATATTGACGAATTGACCCAAGCCGTCATAGTCAATCTCGTTCGCCATGCTCATCATTGCTTTGTCGATGAATCGCTTGCGGAAATCATCGATGTTCAAGGCGAGGTCAACGGAGGTAACTGCGAAGGCGCGTTGATACTGCTTATTCAGGACTACGGGAATCGAAGATTCCGTCAAATCCTGAAGGTCTAAGCCCTGTCCCGAGGAGCTAGTGAAGCGCACAGGCAAACGTACGTTGAGTACATTGCCAATTTTTGCGCCCTTCTTTGCGAATTGATCGTCGTACGTTCGGTTTACAAGGCGGGTAAAAGTTAGTTCGTTTTCGATAGCCGAGAGGGTTTCTCTCGTGATCATCCCAATTGTTAACAGGGTATTCTGCGCCATAAACTCCTTTCGATTTTGGAAACGCTTGTTGCATTTTCCGTTTCCGAGTCGGAAGGAATTTCTGGAGCGTTAGACGCCCCTCGGATGCTGAATCTGCTACGCAGAGCGT